GCGCACATCCATAACCTTTCGCCCAGCGTTTCGCTCCACACTGTCATCGCAGCCCACGAACCCGAAGAAGCGGACAACGCCTCCACGGGCCAGACGCTCAGCGTGGCGGATTGGAACACGCTCATAGCCGGCCTGTGCCCGGCCATTCACGCGGCGACTGGAGGATCTGCCGTGCTGTGCGCCTCCGGCTACACCATGGCAGACGGCGCGTATGTCGCCAACGTCACAGCCTCGGTGCCCAGCGGGATGCAGGTTTTCGGTGCGGAGATCTACTTCAGGAGTTTCGACAGCACGCCGTCATGGAGCGCGCAGCCGGGAGTCTATGCAAGTTGGGCGGCTTCCGCGACCGCGGCGGGGCTCCAGGTCCAGATCGACGAATCGGGACCGCCCGGATACTGCCCAGCCGGCTCGAATGTCCTCTGCCAATCCGAGCTTATCAACGGCTGCGGCTGGCCGGGGATGGAAACCTACAACGCCAACGGCGCGTTCTGGACGTGGCTGTTCGGGTTTTCGAGCCAGATCGGGGCCACTCGCACCACCCTGTTCTACGATCAGCCTTACGCCCTGCTCCAATCCGGAGCATGCAACGACAACACGCCTGTGACCAGCTACACCTGGCAGATGCTGGCGGGAATTCCCTTGTCTCCCACGGTGACCGGTTTGGCCTGGAAAGCGGCAAGCTTACCTCCGGTACCGCCGCCGCCGCCGCCTCCGCCTCCGCCGCCACCTCCGCCGCCGCCCCCGCCGCCCGCGCAGTTGAAGGCCATCCCCACGACCACGTTCACGGCGCCGGTAAACGAGTTCCAACTTTCCGTCTCTCTCGCCTCCACCGCGAGCGTCACGGGTCCTGGGCAGCCGGTCAGCAACGGATCCATTGGGCAGCCTTCAGGCGCTTCGTTCACGGTGCTCTACGTGGACCAGGAAGCCATGCGAGTGACTGCGGCGCCGGTAAACCCTACCGATGCGGTTCCCGTCGAACGCGGCTGGGACGGCACCGGTACGCAAGCTCACAGCACGAGCGCGCTGGTCTACGTGGCGATCCCGCAATACTTCACCTACATCGGCCTGCAAGGACCCTGCAACGCGGCCGCCCAGGTTGCCTTGCCCGTCATCAACGACTGGTCGGGCGCCATCTACGACTGCCAAAGCGGCGTGTGGGTGAATACGCTTCAGCCAATGAGGTACAGGGCCATGGCGCGGGCCGTGCCGCAGCAGCATCAAGCGATCTGGACGCGGGTGTTGCGCGCGCTGCATCTGGCGAAGTAGCCATCAGCTTTCAGCTTTCAGTTTTTCAAAAAGGAATCCCAATGTCGAACACCATTACCGCAGGCGCGGCCCTCGCTTTGAGCGGCGTGGGCGTCAACGTGAGCGCCTCACAGCAGAACATCTCCGTCGCTCAGACGGGGAATAAGTATGTGGAGCAAATTGTTCTAACGTCAACGACCGCCGGGGGCACCGCCATCCCCGTGTCGAACCTGGCCAATCTGGGGTTCATGTTGATTCAGAACCTTGATACGGTCAACTATGTGGACGTGATGACAGGCACCACGGGCGCCGGTGGCGTCGCTTTCGCGCGCCTGATGCCGGGCGATCCACCGTTCCTGTTCCGTTGGACGGCGGGGATAACAGCACCGGCGCTTTTAGCCCACACGGCCGCCGCCCTCGTTTCCGTATTGTTGATGGAAAACTGACATGGCCGAAAAGAAGCCCATCAAGATCTCGCACCCCGGAAAACTGACAGCCGCTGCGGCGCGCGCCCGGCAAAGCATAAACAGCTTCGCCAAGTCCCACATGGACTCGCCCAGCATCGGCGCCGCGGCGCGCCTCTACGAGAACGTGCTCAAGCCGGCCAACAAAGCCCGCAAGGGCCACTGGTCGGGGAAGTAGCCGTCAGCTTTTCAGCTTCCGAAACCATTCCGGCTGGCACTTGGGGCAGCCTTCGAAGCACTCCTCGCAATGTGGCGGCTCCGCAGGCTTCAAATCGTTCGCGTGCCGCTCGTTGTAAAGGCGTTTCGCCGCGCTCGCCACATCCGCGTCCTGGTCGAACATGGCGTGGATCAACTCATTGTCGCTCAGGGGCATGCGTTTATTTTGCCACAGCGCTACTATCAATTCAGGAGTTTCAAAAACATGAACCGTATCGCCGGGAGTGCGGGCAGCAGGTGAGGCACTCCGCATCGTCGTAGCTATTTCCGCAGTCGTCGCAATCTCTCAGCATGCGTCAGCCTTTCTCTCCTCTCAGCTTTTTGCAGTTCTTGCAGGGGCACAGGTCCGGGATGTGGAACCCTTGCGCCAAGGCGTCCTGGACCGAAGCGAACGGCCCGTATTTCTTTCCCGCGAACTCAACTTCGATTTGGGGCATGCGTCCAGTATAGCCCTCGGTTCCCCCATGTCCACCTCCACTATCAACTTCGGCCAATTCACCGGCGCGCAGTACGCGAACAATCCGGCGAACGCGCCCATCGTGGGCGATCTCATCTACCATGCGCTGCGCATCGCCGGCGTCATGCAGATGGCTGGGCGTGGCTACTCGATCTACGACTACCAGGATTCACTTTGGGAATTGAACCAGTTGGTTTCAAGCTGGAAAGCGCAGCAGAACATGGTGCCGGCCATCCTGCGCACCCTGTTTGCGATCAACATCGGGCAGGGCGGCCCGGACTTTCCGTATCTCGTTGGGCTGAGCGGGCTGACCGACATCCCCATCGAAAGGCCACAGCGCATCGAGTGGGCGTCGTACCTCTTCACCAACGTCAACCCGGTGATCGAGGAACCTTTCGATCAACTCACCGCGCAGCAGTGGGCGGCCCTGAGTCCCAAGGACCTGACCTCGGGCAATCCCACGAAACTCTATTACGAGCCCGCGGTACCCAATGGAAAGATCTACCTGTGGCCGATTCCGGCAAACGCCTACGTCACCCAAGGCGCGCTGTACACCTGGCAGACCGTGCAGCAGTTTCAATCGCCGCTCGATCCCATCATCACGCCGCCGGAATACGTGGACGCCTTGCAGTACAACCTGGCGCTGAGGATTGCCGCGCGATACGGGCCGAAGGCCAACTTGTCGCCGCTGGCGGTCGCCATGGCCGGGCGGGCGCTGGCGCTCATCAAGAGCATCAATGCGGTGAGCTACATCCAGCAGTGCGAGCGGGGGAATATGGCTGTGGGACAAACGAGAGGTTCAAACTTCAACATACTTTCCAACCAATACGTCTAAGCGGCTCAAGGGTATACGTGTTTCCAACTACGCCGGTTCGCTATGTGCCAGATGGTGTTTTTGGTGACGTGAAAACTCTCGGCGATGGCCATGTAACGACAGCCGTCGCGCACGAGACTGCGGATCTTCCGCACGTCGTCTTCCGTGAGCTTGGCAATATGGCAGGCGCTGCCCTTGGTGTTGCGGCCCTTCTCCCTACAATCGCGAAGATTATCTTCCTGCGTAGCCGCGAAAAGATGGCAGGGGCGAAAGCATCTTGGATTGTCGCAGTGATGGCAGACGGCATAACCCGGAGGTATCGGGCCTTTCGCGATGTGGTATGCCGCACGATAGGTAAGCACGGGGCTCCCGAGGTGCCAATTGCCATCTGCCACCCAGACGGTTTGACGTTCCTTCTCTCCGCATGGCCACTCCACGCAGGGGTAATCCTGCCAGGACGCATCGGGCGGTTCGCTTAAACCGAGAACCGTTTCAACGAGGTAGTACCAATTGGCGCTCGGCTCGGTATAGAAGTGAATTGGCCTGATGCACCAACTCGCATGGCAGTGATGGCGAACGGTGTGCCCGTGGGGTATCTCTCCATAAGCCAACTCGTAGGCCACTAAATGCGCTTCCTTGCGGCGGCCCCCAGGCACCTGGATCACCGCGTAATAGCCTCCATGTTTCGGATACGGCAAGTCGATACACGGGTAAGCCTGCCAGCCCCTCGCAGGGTTGTCGTTCAGGCTCGCAATCAGGCTCACGAGATCATCAAATCGGGTACTTGTCGGGGCGCTCATTCTTATTCAAGTATGCGCTCAAACCCCTGTATTTACTAGGTCCATACGTACTACAAGCACCACCAGTTTTCAAGGAGAACAAACACATTTATGGCAAGACCAGAAAACAGCTTCGGCAACGGCCGCCCCACGGATAAACCCGTTGCGCCGCCCTACCAGCATCAGGAATATCCCCGCGTCATGCACCACGCATCCGGCGCCATCAAATTCGTCAAGAGCCTCGAAGAGGAAGAAGTCGCGCTCGCCGACGGATACGGCCGCCAGCCGCACGTTACGGAAGAGCCCGCCACAACCGCGCCCAAAGCCGGCGAATGCCCCAACTGCATCAAACTGACGATGGAAATCGCCGACCTCAAAGTGGTCTTCGACAAATCCTGGAAAGAGCGGGCGGAGCAAACCGCGGCGCAGGTCGAGGCGCTCAACGCGCGCATCGAAACGCAGCGGGGGGAGATCGAATCGCTGCTGGCGGAGCTGGCCGAGAAGCAAGCCGGCAAGAAAGCGAAAGCGGCGTAAGAAGCTTTCAGCTTTCAGCCGTCAGCATTCAGCCAAACACAAAGATCATAGCTTGGCGCCGCGCCGGTCAGGCCTGCCCGGCGCTGGTTTCGAGCAGTGGAAAGTCAGCCCGCGGATGAATTCGTTCCGGTCTGTAGCGCCCGCCCGCCCATTCATGCCACGGGATTCTCTTGTCGTAAGCGCCAATGACCCACCGCTGGAAACCGACGAGTTCTGGCGTGCGAACGAATGGCATTGGGTACGGGCGGCAGCCGAAGTCGCGTAGCCGCTGCTGGCGGTAAAGGCGATCCTGCGAAGTCTCCCCGGGCCAGTACCCAACTAGGATGTAGACCATGATCTGGTCCGGTTTGACGCCATATTTCACGAGCCGATTCAATCCGGCAAACAGCCGCGCCTCATCTTTGCGGTTGTCCCAGGCCGTGTAGATCCGGCGAACCTGCATGGAATCGTCACGGTATTCGACTGAGGCAACAGCCTCGGCGCTTTCGTCGTCCAGGAATCGTGCATTGATGCCCTGGGTGAAGCTGACCTTGAAGCCGCCCTCTCGAATCTCCCGGATGTTTTGACGCCAGGACGGCGAACCGAAGAAGTCATTGTCGAGCAGCAGCAGTTCCCTCGGCCACGGATTGCCGCGCCAGAGGTTATATATTGACTGCTCCACGGCTACCGGCCCCTCCATCTCGGGGACATTGCAGAATCCGCATCGCAGGCGGCAGCCGCGCTGGGTGAAGCCGATCGACTGGCGAAACTCTGGGTAGATGCCGTACTCCTGCCGCTTGGTGAGGATGCCGCAGTCGGACACCTTGCGCTTGAGGTTCCCGGTTCCGCTTCCGCCTACGATTGCATTCGGGTATTCGCGGAGC